GCGAGCGCAGCATCGCCGCGATGATGAACATCGACCCCGCCGCCTATGCCAAGAGCAAGGCGCAGCTGGGCCTCACCGAGGAGGCTGCCTGAGATGGCCGCACTGACCGCCGCCCGCAACACCCTGGCCCGCGAGGGCCGCGTGTTCGACTTCGCCCGCGCCGCCTCCGTCACCTGCTACCCCGGCGCGATCGGCTGCCTGAACGGGTCCGGCCTGGCCACGCCCGGCGCCGCGGCCACCACGCTGCTGGCCGTGGGCCGGGTGGTGGAACAGTACCTCGACAATGCCGGCGCGGCCCGCGTGAAGATGGAGCGCGGCACCTTCAAGTTCGGCAACTCCGCCTCCGGCGATGCCATCACCAACGCCGAGTATGGCAAGGCGGTCTACATCGTCGATGACCAGACCGTGGCCAAGACCGACGGCTCCAGCGCCCGCAGCGTCGCCGGCATCTGCCGCGGCGTGGATGCGGATGGCGTCTGGGTTGAATTCTAGGGAGCCGCGCAGATGATCCTCAACTCCACCAACCTCACGCAGCTGTTCACGGCGTTCAACGCCGCGTTCATGCAGGGCCTGCCGCTGGCCGACAGCCAGTGGAGCCGCGTCGCCATGACGGTGCCCAGCACCACCGCCGAGGAGGAGTATGGCTGGCTGGCCGATTTCCCGATCGTGCGCGAATGGCTGGGCGACCGGCAGATCCAGAACCTGCGCACCGAGGGGTTCAAAATCCGCAACCGCTCCTTCGAGGAGACGGTGGGCGTGCCGGTGCCGGCGATCGAGGATGACCGCTTCGGCATCTATGCCCCGCGCTTCACCATGATGGGGCAGTCGGCGGCGAACTTCCCGAACAAGCTGGTCTTCGATCTACTGGCCGCCAGCTTCGCCACCGCGTGCTGGGACGGGCAGTATTTCATCGACACCGACCACCCGGTGGTGGATGCCGCCGGCGCCGTCCAGTCCGTCAGCAACAGCGGCGGCGGCAGCGGCACGGCCTGGTTCCTGCTGGACCTGTCGCAGGTGATCAAGCCGATCATCTACCAGGACCGCAAGCGGATGGACATGCTGGTCATCAAGGACGATCCGAAGGACGACCGGCGGTTCATGAAGAACGAGATCGTCTACGGCGTCGATGGCCGGATGAACGTCGGATACGGCCTGTGGCAGCTCGCCTATGGCAGCAAGAGCACGCTGAACGACACGAACTACGCCGCCGCGCGCGCCGCGATGCAGGGCTTCTACGGCAATGGCGGCGTGAAGCTGGGCATCCGCCCGACCCATCTGGTGGTGCCGTCCAGCCTGGAGAGCGCAGCGCGTGCCGTCGTGTCGGTCAGCAACCTCAGCGGCGGCGCCACCAATCCCTGGTTCGGCACCGCCGAGCTGGTCGTCTGCCCCTGGCTATAACCCTGAGGAGCTGACCCATGGCCAAGAAGCCCGAGGCGCCTTCCGGCGCGATCACCATCGTCTGCCGCACCCCGGGCTTCCGCCGGGCCGGCATCGCGCACCCCGCGCACGCCGAGTATCCCGCCGGCACCTTCTCGCCCGAGCGGCTGGAGCAGCTGCGCGCCGAGCCGGTGCTGACCGTGATCGAAGCGGCTTCGGACGCCGCCTGATGCCCTATGCCACCGCCGCCGACATGGTCGAGCGCTTCGGCGCCACCGAGCTGATCCGCATGACCACGCCGGAAGGCCAGGACATGACCGCGATCGACACGGTGGCGGTGGAGCGCGCGATCGCCGAGGCGGCGGACCTGGCCGACAGCTACCTGCGCACGCGCTACGAAGTGCCGCTGGCCACCGTGCCGCTGGCGCTGCGCGGCGTGGTCTGCCGGCTGGCGCGCTACAGCCTGGCGCACGGCGAGAACCGCGAGCCGACCGAACAGATGCGCCTGGCGCGCAAGGAAGACATCGACTGGCTGACCGCCATCTCCGCCGGCCGGGTCGTGCTGGATGGCGCGGCCCCCGCCAGCCTGACCCAATCCGGCGCCCGCACCGCCGACCGCGAGCGCCCGTTCGACGCCGCCAGCCTGGCGCGGTGGTAGGCGATGGCAGCCCTCAATCCCGCCAGCGTCCTGGCGACCCGCGGCCCGCTGCACAACGCCGGCCGGCTGATCCGCGCGCGGCTGGAGGCGGTCTTCCCGCCGGCCCGCTTCGACCACGGCTGGCTGTCCATCGCGCCGGGCCGGGAGGAATGGAAGCGCGTGGTGCGCCGCGTGCCTTTCGTCGGCCTGACCTGGCTGTCCGCCACGCCCGATCCGAAGGCCGGGCGCGTGCTGCGCGCGCGCGGCAGCTTCCGCGTGCTGCTGGTCAACGCCCACCCGGACGTGGCGGCCCGCTTTGTCGGCGACAGCATCGGCCCCGGCCAGTTCGCCATGGTGCAGGTTGCCGCCCTGGCGCTGCATGGCCTGACGCCGGAGCCGGTCGCCGCGACAGGCGCCGTCGATCCCGGCGACGCGATCGAGGATGTCGGCTCGCTGGATGTGACGGAGATCACCGCCCTGACCAGCGAGGATTGGCTGCCGGACGACCGCGCCGTGGCCGCGCTGGTGGTGCAGACCGATTTCACCATGACCGACGCGCATGACCTGCCGGCGCTGCTGCGCCTGCGCGGCGGCTGGAGCTTCGACGGTGCCGCGATCGCGGTGCCGGGTGACCAAGACCTGACAGGGGATGCCTGATGGACCTGATTTTCGTGCGCCCGCGCGACGGCCTGGCGATGCGCATGCCCGATGGCCGCCCGCTGCCGGCCGAGGGCGCCGAGGTGCCGCGCGACCTGTTCTGGGCGCGCCGCATCGCCGACGGCGACGTGGCTGAGGTGCCGCCGGCCAAGCCCACCAGCCGCAAGGGAGCCGACGCATGAGCGCCATCACCTTCGCCGAAATCCCCGCCGACTGGCGGGTGCCCGGCACCTATGTGGAGATCCGGCCGGACTATTCCCGCGCCGGCCTGGCGGACTTCCCCACCCGCGTGCTGCTGATGGTGCAGAAGCTGTCCGCCGGCACTGCCGCGGTCGACCGCACCTATCCGATCAGCCGGGTCACCGACGCCATCGGCCTGTTCGGCGCCGGCAGCGTCGGCCATCACATGGTCGCCGCGTTCAAGGCCGCGAACCCGTTCGCCGAGCTGCACGCCATCGCCCTGGCCGATCACGGCAGCGGCGTGGCCGCCACCCGCACCGTCACCATCACCGGCACGCCCACGGTGGCCGGCGTGGCCGCGATGTATGTCGCCGGCCGGCGCGTGACCGCCGCGGTGACCACCGCCAGCACGCCCACCACGGTGGCCGCCGCCCTGGTCGCCGCGGTGACCGCGGATGCCGACATGCCGGTGACCGCGGCCAACAGCGCCGGCGTCATCACGCTGACCGCGCGCAACAAGGGCGAGGTGGGCAACGAGATCGATGTGCGGATGAACCTGCGCGCCGACGATGCGCTGCCCGCCGGCCTGGCCTTCGCCATCGCCAACGGCACCGCCGGCGCCACCAGCCCGGACATCGCCGGCGCGATCAGCGTGGTCGCGGCGGACTGGTTCACCGACATCGTCTGCCCCTGGACCGATGCCACCAACCTCGCGGCCCTGACCACCGAGCTGGCGCGGCGCTACACCGCGATGACCCGGCTGGACGCGCATGGCTGGATCGGCATTCGCGGGTCCTATGCCACGCTGGCCAGCAAGGGCGGCGGGCTCAACAGCGCCTATCTGACCGCGATCGGCGCCAACGCTGCACCGCAGCCGGGCTATGTCTGGGCGGCCAGCCTGGCCGGGGTGGCCAGCTTCCACCTGGATGCCGATCCCGCCCGCCAGCTGCGCAGCCTGGTGCTGCCCGGTATCCTGCCGCCGGCCCCGGCGGCGCGCTTCATCGACAGCGAGCGCGACCTGCTGCTGCGCGACGGCGTCAGCACCTTCACCGCCACCGTCGACGGCGCCGTGGTGCTGGAGCGGGTGATCACCACCTATCAGACCACCGCGCTGGGCGCGCCGGACACCGCATGGCTGGACGTGATGGTGCCGAAGACGCTGACCCGCATCCGCTGGGACTGGACGACGCACATGGCGCAGACCTGGCCGCGCGCGAAGCTGGCCGCCGACAGCGCGATGGCCGCCGAGTATGCCGCCAATGTCGCCACCCCGCGCCGGCTGCACGCCACCTGGGCCAGCCGCTGCCGGCTGTATGAGCGCCAGGGCTGGATCGAGGACGGGCAGACCACGATCGCGGTCAGCACGTTCCAGATCAACGCGTCCGACCGCAGCCGGGTGGATGCGGTCATGAAGGTGCGGGTGGTCGGCAACCTGATCGTGCTGGCCGGCGCCCTCGAATTCGAAGTGTAGGAGCACGCGCATGGCACAGACGCTCGGCATCGTCGACCTGGTCTGGAAGGGCCGCAAGCTGGCTGTTGAGAAGGGCGCGATGCTCAAGCTCGGCGGCATCAAGAACAACATGGTGGTCTATGGCCGCCAGGTCGGCCGCGCGCAGGAGTTCGAGGCCAGCGAGATCACCGCCACCATCCCGTTCAAGCGCGGCGAGCGCATCGCCGACGTGTTCAGCCTGGACGAGGGCGAGCTTCAGGTGCTGTGCGACACCGGCCAGACCTACGTGGCGCCGGACGCCTTCCTGACCAACCGCCCGGAGATGACCGGCGGCGAGGGCGGCAAGATCGAGCTGAAATTCGCCTGCGGCGAGATGGAGGAAGTGCTGTGACCGACACCCTGCCCATCGACCTGGTCGAGATCGACGCCGCCCCTGCCGCGACCGGCGCGGTGCCGGTGCTGTCCGAAGACGGCGCGCCCGCGGCACCGGAGCTGCCGCCCGGCGCGGTGCGCCAGGACGACGGCAGCGTGGTCTACACCCTGCGCCATCCCTGCGCGATCAAGTTCCGCCGCGTCAGCGACGGCGCCACGCGGGAGGAGGCGGTGGGCAGCCTGCACCTGCATCGTCTGACCGGCGGGGACATGCGCGCGATCACGGCGGCCAGCCCGGACATGATGACCGTGGTGGCGATCGCCCGCAGTGCGCGGATGAACGAGGCGCGCATGAAGCTGGTCTTCGACGCCATGGACGCCGAGGACGCTGCGGCCTGCGGCGAGGTGGTGTCCAGTTTTTTGGGGACTGGCCGCCGGACTGGCCGCTGATCCTGGCGGCGATCGGCGGCCATTACGGCTGGCCGCGCGCCGACCTGGAGGTCCTGGGCTGGGCCGAGGCGCTGTTCTGGAACAACGCCGCGGCGGAATACCTGAAGCGCTTGCAGCCGGAGTAGCCGCATGAGCGGATCGAACACGGCCGCCATGAACGCCAGCCTGACGCTGCGGCTGCAGGACCGGCTGAGCGCGGGGCTGGGCGCGCTGAAACAGAAGCTGGACGGCATCCGGGGTGCGGCCGAACGCATCGGCGCGCTGGGCGCCATCGGCAGCGGGCTGGCCATCGGCGCGCCGATCGTGGCGGCGGCCGGGCTGGACAAACAACTGCGCGACATCGCGGTCACCGCCGGCAAGACCGGCGACGAGGCCGAGCAGATGATCAGCCGGCTTCGGCTCCAGTTCGAAGCGCTGGCGATCGGCACCGCGCAGAGCAGCCGCGACGTGGCGACAGCGGCCGGGCTGATGATGCAACGTGGCCTGGCGACCGACCTGATCGAGCGGATGCTGCCGATCACCGCCAAGGTCGCCACCGGCACCAGTTCGGCGATCGGCGACATTGCGGGCGTGGTCTACGACCTGAACCAGACGCTGGACGTGACGCCCGACAAGATCGATCGGGCGCTGTCGATGCTGGTGCAGTCCGCGCGCGAAGGCAAAGTCGAGCTGCGCGACATGGCCAAGGAGTTCCCCGCGCTGGCGTCAGCCGCCAACAGCTTCGGGTTCAGCGGCCTGGAGGGTGTGAAGGTGCTGGCCAGCGCCATGCAGGTGGCGGCCAAGGCCAGCGC